TGACAAGAACGGGATTCACTTGGTTGCCGTTCCAAAAGGTGACAGCGGAACTGGCACTTTGCGCGGATTCCACCCTTCCCCAAGACAAAAGCCAGATCCCAAATGGGGTCAGATGAGTAGGACGCACGTTGTCCTAGACGAAGCTGAAGAAGTTCCCGCTGGTGTATGGGAAGGTCTGCAAAACATCCTGTCTGCTGCCGATACGAAGGATTCCAAGGGACGCATTAAGATTTTCGGTGCATCGAACCCGAAGGACAGGAATAGTGAGTTTGGGAAAAGGTGCGAACCTGCGCGGGGTTGGCAAAGTGTGGATTGTGAGGAGGATTTTGAGTGGGACAGCAGGGAGGGCTGGCATATCTTGAGGCTCGATGCAGCGAGGTGCGAAAACGTGTTGGAGAAGGAGATCGTTTTCCCCGGCTTCCAATCCTACGAAGGTTACATGGCATATGAGTCCAAGGGTAGGACTGCTGAATATTACACGATGGCAAGAGGTTTCTTCCCACAGGAAGGTATCTCAATGGCAATCATCACTCCTGCCATGATGGACAACTCAATGGGTAGCTTGCGGTTTATTGGCCCTGTAGTGCCACTAGCAGCGTTCGATTTGGCATTGGAGGGTCGAGATCAGGTTGTCTGTTCATTCGGACGATACGGACTCTGTGATGGATGGACTCCGAGAGATGGACAATTCCGCGAATTCAAAAAGCCCAAAACGTGTTTGCAACTGGATTCACAAATGCAGTTTCCAAAACTGGCAACCTTGGAACAAACCGCAGAGATCATCCGCTTCGCAAAGGAAATGAGGATCGGAGCGAACTGGTTGTGTGTGGATAGAACTGGAAACGGAGCAGGAATCCACGATGCACTGAGGTCACTATACGGAAGCGAAGTTATGGGGGTGAATTATTCGTGGGCCAGTTCCGAAACTCACATCCTTGGAGATGACACACAACGCGCAAATGAATTGTATTCTGGAGTTGTTACTGAATTGATTTTTGGACTTGCCAAATACCTAGAATTTGAGTACTTAAAAATCTCACCAAGTTTCCGTACCGAGGAGTTGGTTCGACAAGCGACTTCGCGCAGGTATAAACAGCAGGGACAGGGACTTGTGAGAGTCGAAAGCAAAGGAGACTTCGTTAAACGGACTCGTCAAAATAGTCCTGACGCACTCGATTCCCTGTCCCTGCTGGTCTATCTTATGAGACAACGAGGTGGAGTTGTTGCCACGATGACCGAACCGAAACCAGAAAAGTTTGTTTTCCAGAAAAAACATACTGGAATTGAAAGCTACGAATTCGTTGATTTCAGCAATTAATTTGATAAATAAGTAAGAATTTGCTTGCAAACATTAAAAAACTGACGTAAAACTCAAAAATTCATGGCAAAACCGATAATTGGAATGATTCCACCGGGGGGTTGGCATTACTACGATGGTGATGCAAAACTCACTGGTCATAGCTATGACAATCTTCTTCAGGTTGTCACGAATTTCCGTGCCGAAAACCATTTGCCAGTTGGTGACGTTGAGGGTGATGTCAATTCGTACATCTGTAGCAAGAACCCTAATTTCTGTCATGGTGTAGACATGGTTGTTGTAACATCCGTGAATACCCCTAGTCAGAAGACGGAGTTGCTAAACGACATTACGATCTGGGCTAAGAATGTTATCAATTCTACAAAAGAAGTAGCACTTATATCCAGTGAACTGGCAGAGCAACGCGCAAAAATCTGTCTTGCTTGCAAACAAAACGTGCAATGGAAGAGCGGTTGTGGTGCTTGCGTGAAAGCAACGGAAAGATTAAGTGCAAGCATTAGACAAGCTAAAGAAACCAAGACATCCAAGGCACTGGGGGGTTGCTTGTTGCTACGTCACGACAACAAGTCCGCAGTTTTCATGTCCAGAGACAGCATTTCCCCCTCAGACAATTTGCCAGTAGATTGCTGGCTCAATCTCAAATAATATGGCCGATATCACCAAACCAATTCCAGCAGAAGTCACAAACGTCTACGCATCGAAAGCTGCGCGGATTATGAAACCATCGGACAAGCAACGTGTTTCCGAACTGGAGATTGTTGATGATAACGCTACGGGTGACGTTGTAAACCCTGACACATTGCAGGTTAAGCGGACGTTTAAAGACTGCCAGCAAGCGCATTCTGCATATCGCAGACTCAAACAACAGAATACTGAGAGAAACCGCAAAAACCAATTAATTCAGAAGAAACTAAATAATGAACCTCCATACAGTGCGAAAAAACTGGAAAGCATGGGTCAGAATTGGAGGAGTAATCGTCCAACTGGGTTTCTGTCTACGATGGTTAGTCGTTTACAACCACCATTTAAGCAAGTAATCGAGCAGTCACCTACACTTACCTATTCCAAGTATCCACTAGAGGGAGTTAGCGAGGAACATAAGACTAAAGTGTTCCGCGAAGAGATCACAAAATGCATCAGGGGCTGGAAGGGTCACGATGACCTAGTTGCTCAGGTAACGCATGAGAATACGACCTTTGGTTTTTGTGCGGTTTGCTGGGATGACGTTCGTGATTGGAAACCTGAGTTCCTAAGACAAGACTATACGTTTTTCTCCATTGAAACTCCGCAAGAAGCGGATTCAACACCGATTTGGGCTAGGAAGCGTCGATACCAGATTGCTGAATTGCTACCAGTGCTGGAGCAACCAAGACTTTCCGCGCTTGCAGGATGGCATATCAACAACTTGGTAAAGGCAATCAATAACGCAACACCAGCGGGACGCACATTGGATTCTGACGATGACGCTCGACGCTATGAGGACTGGACGAGAGAAGGATCCTATGGTGCAAGCTACGAAAACGATGCAAAGTATGTTGAGCTAGGTGAGTTACTCATTAAAGAACCCACTGGCAAGATTTCGCGCTATCTTTTCGATGACAAGAGTGGTGATGAAATCTGTACTCAATTGGATAGATACAACAGAATGTCGGATACCATTGCCCTATTCTCTATCGAGATTGGGTCTGGTGCATTGATGTCCAGCCGTGGAGCAGGACGTGACTTGTATAACACGCACATTGCTATCGAGAAAGCGAGAAATCTCATTGTCGATAACTCATATTTGCGCGGGATGCTATTACTGAAAAAAGGCCCAACGGCTAAAACTGGCATACCACCACTTCAAGTAATGCATCCCGTAGCATATGTGGCTGAAGGATATGACGTAGTGCAGTCTGCAATCCCCGCTGACGTTGAAGATTTCATTAAACTCGATCAATTCATGAGTGGATTGGCCGAGATTCAGATGGGAACCTTCCTTCCAAGCAGTGTGATGAACATCACGGGTGGAGATAAGACCGCATCCGAGGTTAATCGCATTGCTGCCGTTGAGAACCAGATCCGCGAAGGCATCTTAATGCGCTGGGTAAAACAATATTCCAAGGCAGTTGAGCGTATGCAGCGTGGAATTTGTCATCCTGAACACGTTAAAGCTGCAAGTGAGTTAAAAACACAGATTGATTTCGCTCGTTTACAGAATCAAAACGCAATGTGGGCCAAAAAAGAGGTTGTTGAGGCATTTGAACAGGCACAATCCGAGATTCCATCGTTCTTAGTGCCATTTGAGATCCCACGGCATCTCGATGAGGAGGCAGTTTCGTGCGTTTTGTCCATGTTGGAGCGCAATTTGCCTCCTAGCGACATCCTTTTGATGGCATTCTCTCCAGCAGAGGAACTTCTACCACAAACCGAGGGTCAAGACGCTGCAATTCTTGATCTTCTGATCCAAAGGTACACTGGAAACCCACAAATCAACCAAGATGAGTTGATGAAACTCGATTGGTCACGCAAAGTGGGTGAATCTATTGCCAACCAAGTTATCCTTCCGAAAGATCAGGTCGAAGCAGTGGCAATCGAGGCAACTCGTCAGCAAATTATCGAACTTCAGAGCATTATCTCTGGTGAGGACATTCCAGTGTCTCCACGGGACAATGATATCATGCACATCCAGACCATCATGGAGAAGCTATTCCCGCTTATTTCTTCCGCTCCAGCAGGGTCTATGCCTCCAGAGATGGTTAAACCCCTACAATCGGCAGTTCAGCACTTTATCGCACACGTCCAGAACGCTGAAGCAAAGGGTGCAGACAAAAAGCAGATTGCCGAATACAAAAAGGCAGTATCTGAAGCGATTAATTACCTCACAGCAGGACAAGCACCAATTTCAGAGGGAGATTTATTTCCAGCAGCAGCAGGTGGTGGTGGAGGAGGAGGTGGACGTAGGCCATCTACTGCACAAGCTACCGCAATGGGAGAAGCTGTTGGAACACAAAACCCCTCACAAAATAACGCAGTCAACCAAGTTGCCGCACCACCTAAACCAGTAACCGCAGGATAATAATATTATGCCAGACCGAGCCAAAATGATTAGCGAACTTGCTTCCAAAGCAAAAATGGATCCATCGTCCGCAGTAAAAGAAAAAGACGTTAAACTTATGAAAAAAGTTGAACCTCTTCCAACTCCTAAAGACAAAGAAATGGAAGTTGAAGATCTTCTTTCCGAATCCGAAATGGAAATGGAAAAGAAAGCAGAATATGCCTCAAAAGAAAAAGCAAATTATGATCGCATTAAAAAACAGGGCATGAGCGATCAAGGCATCGTTTCCCCAGAGGAACTCGTTGCCGCTGGCAAAAAGGTTTACCGCAAAGTTAAATCTAAAGTTAAGTCTATGATGGAATAAAATATATTAATAAATAAATATGAAATGGGAAGAATCTGACGCATCACGTCTTCGTGACTACGACGAGAAAACAGGAAATCGATTGCGTTTATATTTACGCAGTCGAATTCCCTTCATAACGGAATGTTCCGTAGAAGGAGTTGCAATGCAAGCCATGTTGAAGCAAGGTTTTGAAATGGCATTGCGAGAAATCGAAGATTGCGTAAACTCATCAAATGATAACGCTGATCCAAGCGCAGGAAATTTCACGTCCATGTGACGGAAAAAGCACCTAGTTTTTACGTCAAATTATATGGCAGAAATCAAACCAAGATTCAGCAAAACAATCACCAACAAAGCAACTGGACGCACACGAACAGTTGAATACGGGCAAGCTGGAAAAGCTAAGGATGGCAAGGATCGCATTCGACCCGGCACAAAAAAAGGTGACGCATATTGCGCTCGATCTGCAAACATTAAGGGTGATTGGAAAGATGACCCCAATAGCCCAAACCAGTTAAGTCGAAAAAAATGGAAGTGCCGTGGTGAAAAGTCGATGAAGTAAATTAACAAACAATTAATAAATCTATGGAAAACGAAAACGAAAAAGCAGAATCCAGTGTTACTGGATACGGAAACCCATCATTGGACGCTGATCCGATTGATGAATCAACTGAAAATCAAATCGATGCATTGCTAGATGCAGCATTGAGCGGAGTTGAGCCAGTGTTCGCAGAGGAGCCTGAATCAACTAAAACTGAGGAAATTGAGCCAATTGAAGAAACGCAAGAGGTTGCTGAATCCACGGAATCTACAGAAACTCCAGAAGCACCCGTAACTCCAGAAGTCGAACTGGATCCAGAGATTGCTTCAATCGAACAGCCTCGCAATCTTTCGGAGGTTAATCGCTCCAACTGGAGAAAACTGCAAGAGACGGCATCGACATACAAGAAGCAAGCGGAGGAAGCAGAGCAACTTCGTCAACGTGTTGTGGAGATGGAATCACGTCAGCAGGAGTTTAAAGCACCTGATGACTACGATGAATTAAAGAAATTCCGTGCAATCTTCGATATTAAGAATGATCCAGAGTTCCAGTCGAAATACAATCAACCTATTCAGTCTGCCAAAGAAAACATCTATAGCATCCTTCGCAAAAACGGAGCGAGTGAAGATGTCATTGAATCTATTGAAAAAGCGGGTGGGCCTGATGCCGTTGATCAATCTTGGTGGAGGAATAACGCAATTGACAAGTTGCCGCTAACTGATTCTGAGCGTTTGAAACGTAGCCTTGTTGACGTTGTTGATCTCAAAGAGAAGCAAGAGCAAGAGATAGAAAATGCCGCACAAAATGCAGATCAAATTCTTGAACAGCGCGAGCAAGAAAAAGGGCAGTGGTATCACAAGGAGGTTGAGCAGATCGATCAACACATCGATTCGATTACAAAAGAGTTGCCGTGGGCAAGGTTTGCAGAAGCACCCAAAGATGCAACCCCAGAAAAACTACAGCAGGTGCAGCGGCACAACGCGCAGGTGCAATCCCTTGCTGAGAAGTTTAACTCTGCTCTGTGGCCCACCAACGCTCAAGAACGGGCTAACGTAGCGGCAGCAGCAGTGTTCTCTCACGTCCTAACTGAGCAACTACGGGTTGAGCAAGAAGGAAAGTCTAAATACATGGCAGAATTGAAGTCCTTGCGTGAAGAGAACAACAACCTAAAAGGTGCAGGGAAAATGCCCAAGCAGACCATCACGGGTCAGCATAGCATCAAATCCAGCCTCAATGACAGATTGAAGATGAACTCAATGGATGCCATTGATATTGGCCTCGATGAAGCACTAGGTGGTTAAAGTATACTAAAGTTATACAGTTATACACAAAATCATATATATCTTAGTATAGTTAAAGGCACATTATATCTATGGAACTAAAAGTTACTCCTGATGAGAAGATAACTATGAACGCATTGGATTCTTTCGATCCATTTGCAAGACAAGGACAAGTTCAGCGTCAACAACCACAACAGCAACCAGAAATAAATAAACAACCAAGAGATTTTTCACATCTCGACGAACCTATGATCAAATTAGACCGAAAACCTAAACGCAGACGTAAACCAGCTCCAAAGGTGTTGGAAAAGATGGAATTACCAACTCCAGAGGAAATTAAACAACCAATTATCGAAGATATTACTGAAAAAGTACAGTTTAACGATACTCTACAGTCAAATATTGTAGAATCCCGAACTAATGAAGGATTGCCATCGTATCGTGCAGAGTTCGCAGGAAGGGACATTTTTGTTGGTTTTTCGGCTAATAAAGCCACAAATCCGATCACTACGCTTGCTTTAATAAGCATTGCACTTGATTTTGGACGCGATAAGATCCGATTTGACGTTTCTAGCGACGAAAACAACTTCTACAAGTCACGAAATGACCTTGCAGAGAAATTCCTAGCCACGGACGCAAAATGGTTGCTCTTGCTGGACAATAATATCATCCCATCCATTGGTAGACCGCAATGGGCCAAGGCAACGATTGGTGCTGCTCGCAACATCCACGATTCGCACCTACAGAAACACATCGTGCATCGTCTGATCGGTGCAGGAAAGTCACTAGTGGGTGCAGCGTACTTCGCTAACTTAAATGATGCGTCAATCGACTGCTCAAAGTCAGATCTGGGCAAAAAAGCGAGGATCTGCACAGATTCCGTGGAGGCCGTTGACTGGGTTGGCAGTGGGTGTTTGCTTATCCATCGTCGGGTGTTTCAAGACATCAAGAAAAAGTTCCCTGATATCAAGCATGGGCCTTTTTACCCTGACGATATTTCATTCTGCAAAAAAGCAATGGACGCAGGACACCAACCCCACATCGACTTGGGTGTTCCAGTTTTTAATGTTGGAATT